CCAACTCTCTGCTGGATAAGGTAAAGCCCAAGCTGCCCAAACAACAAACAGGTACACCAATTGAGTCGCTGGAGAAGCGGCTCTCTTTAATTCAACACTAATTTTGAGGAGGAAAATAATATGAACAAAATTCTTGAACTGCGTGAGAAACGCGCAAAAGCATGGGAAACAGCTAAGGCTTTTCTCGACACCAAACGCGGTGCGGATGGCATCGTTTCAGCTGAGGACACCGCCGTTTACGACAAGATGGAAGCGGATGTGGTCACCCTTGGTAACGAAATCGATCGTCTTGAAAAGCAGGAAGCCCTCGACCGTGAGCTTTCAAAGCCCTTAAACACACCTTTGACTGGTAGGCCGTCTGTGCTAGGGGCTGAAGTAAAAACAGGAACGGCTTCTGCTGAATATAAAAAGGCTATGTTAGAAGCTCTACGATCCAATTTCAAGAGAGTCGACAATGTTTTGCAGGAAGGCATTGATGCAAACGGTGGGTATCTTGTCCCAGACGAATATGATAGTCGCCTTATTGATGGTCTAACAGAGGAGAACATCTTCCGAAAACTTGGTACAACCATCAGGACCAGTGGCGACCATAAAATCAATATTGCTGCAACAAAACCTGCCGCAGCGTGGATTGAAGAAGGCGGCGAGCTCACTTTTGGAGACGCAACTTTTGCACAAATCCTTCTTGATGCCCATAAACTTCATGTCGCTGTAAAGGTCACCGATGAACTGCTATACGACAATGCATTCAACCTCGAAGGCTATATCCTTGACCAGTTTGCCAAAGCTCTGGCCAATGCAGAGGAGGATGCCTTCCTAAACGGAAATGGTACCGGCAAGCCACTAGGTATCTTTGCGGCTACGGGTGGTGCTCAAGTTGGCGTTACTACCGCTGGAAGTTCCATCACAGCGGATGAGGTTATCAATCTTGTCTATGCGCTGAAGCGTCCATACAGAAAAAATGCAGCTTTTATTACGAACGACCAGACTCTTTCTGTTCTTCGTAAGCTGAAGGATGGCAATGGTGCATATATTTGGCAACCTTCGTATCAAGTCGGAGAACCTGACAAACTGCTAGGTTATAACATCCATACTTCAGCTTATGTCCCTACCATCGAAGCTGGAAAACCTGTGATGGCTTTCGGAGATTTTAGCTATTACAACATCGGTGATCGTGGCATCCGTTCCTTCATGGAGCTAAAAGAACTTTTCGCCGGCCACGGCATGGTTGGTTTTATGGCCAAAGAACGTGTAGACGGCAAACTTGTGCTTCCTGAAGCAATTCAGATTCTCAAGATGAAGGCTTAACGGAGGTGCACTATGAGTTATAACACAAAGAACTTTACCGAACAGGGCGGTGAAAAAACCGTCATAGGCGGCACGCTTGAAATCAAGGAGGGAGCCTCGGTAACGGGGCTTCCTTCTGCTTCTGTATCCATCGCTACTGAAACCACGCTGGGTGGAATCAAGGCAGCGGCTAAAACAGAAACGGATACCGTTCCTGCAAAAGTCGGACCTGACGGAATCCTTTATGTTTCAACTTATCCCAGTGTGCCGGAACCGTCCATAGCAGAGAACCAAGTGGCAAGCACTGCGGAGGATGTCGCAGGACTCCTTTCTGATTTCAACGCGCTGCTTGTAAAGCTTAAAACCGCTGGGCTTATGGCGGATGATAGTTAAGAACAATGAAAGGATGGTGACGGTATGACACTGCTTGAAAAAGTTAAGGCAAACCTCATTCTTGAGCACTCGGCAGATGATGAACTTTTGCAGATGTACATCACCGCTGCCGTCAGGTACGCCGAGAGCTATCAGCATCTACCCGAAAACACCTATACAGCCAGCTTAATGACACCCACCACCGAGCAAGCCGTTATCATGCTGTCGTCCCACTTCTATGAATCAAGGGACGGCAGCACAGGCGGCTTTTTTGCGGACAATGTCCAGGCTGGACAGCAGGTTTGGAATACGGTCAACCTCTTACTTCGGCTGGACCGGGATTGGAAGGTGTGATTATGAGCTATGGAAAGATGAACACCTTCATTGACATCATTGAAAGAGTGACCATGAAGGATCATGAGGGCTTTAAAACCGAAGTTGACAACATCATCGCCTCTGTCAAAGCGTATCGGGAGGGTCGGCACGGCAATGAGAAATGGGCAAACAGAGCCAGCTTCTCTGAAGCCACCGACCTTTTCCGTTTTCGCCGCATACCCGGTGTGACCATTACGACTGCGATGATTGTGGTGAACAAAGAGGGTCGCTTTGAAATTACCTCGGTGGAAGATGTCAAAGGGCGCGGCATGTATCTTGAGGTTCTTGCCAAGGAGGTGAAACCCAGTGGCTAAAACAACATTTAAAATGCCGGAGGATTTTCTGATGAAGCTCTCAAGGCTTGGCGAGAAAACAGATGAGATTATTCCCCGCGTACTGAAAGCAGGCGGCGAGGTTGTCGAAACTAAAGTAAAAAGCAACCTACAGAGTGTTATTGGAAATGGCACTAAGGAAGATAGCAGATCCACTGGTGAGCTTGTTTCAGCCCTTGGAGTCTCCTCAGCCAGACAAGACCGGGACGGTAATTTCAACGTCAAGGTCGGCTTTAGCGAACCACGCAGGGATGGCAAAAGCAATGCTATGGTTGCAGGTGTTTTGGAATATGGCAAACACGGACAGCCGCCTAAACCTTTTCTGAAGCCTGCGAAAACGGCAAGTAAAAATGCCTGTGTAGATGCGATGATCAGGGCGTTTGAGGAGGAGGTTGAGAAAATATGAGCCTTCTCAGTGAATTGAACACTCTCATCTCACCGCTCGTTCCTCTGGAAACGGGCGTGTTTTCAGAGCCCGCACCAGATAGATATGCTGTGATCACGCCAATGGTTGATACGTTCGAGCTATACACCGACGATAAACCTCGGCATGAAATCCAGGAGGCACGGATATCCCTGTTTGACAAGGGAAGCTATACGGCTCTCAAAAACCAAATTGTCCGCCTCCTTCTGGAAGCGGATTTCATCATAACCGACCGCCGGTACATCGGATACGAGGACGACACCGGCTATTTCCATTACGCCATTGATGTGGCGAAAAACTATGAATTGGAGGATTAACAAATGGCGACTATCGGATTAGATAAACTGTATTACGCCAAAATCACAGAGGACTTGAGCGGCAATGAAACCTACGGCACGCCCATCCCGCTTGCAAAAGCGATGAAGGCAGACTTGTCCGTAGAGCTTGCTGAAGCAACTCTGTACGCCGATGATGGACCTGCTGAAATCGTGAAGGAATTCAAGAGCGGTACCCTTTCCCTTGGCATTGATGATATCGGTGTGACAGCGGCTGAGGACCTTACCGGGGCAAAGCTTGACGACAACCATGTCGTGGTTTCCGGCAGTGAGGATGGCGGTTCCCCTGTAGCAGTTGGTTTCAGAGCTAAGAAATCAAACGGTAATTATCGATACTTCTGGCTTTACCGTGTGGTATTCGGCATCCCAGCAACCAATCTCGCCACCAAGGGCGACAGCATCACCTTTTCCACTCCAACTATTGAAGGAACCGTAGTGCGAAGAAATAAGCTTGATGGCAATGGTAAGCATCCATGGAAATCTGAAGTCAATGAAGACGACGTAAGCGTTCCAGCATCCGTTATCACCGGCTGGTACACGCAGGTTTATGAACCTGTTTTCACCGTCACGCCTTAACGGAGGGATAGCAAATGGATAATGAAAGAAGTTCAGGAATATCAATCGGCGGCCAAGAGTATGAAATGCTCCTGACGACCAAAGCAACGAAGGAGATCGCCAAGAGATATGGCGGTCTTTCTAATTTGGGTGAAAAACTAATGAAGACGGAGAACTTTGAAATGGCACTGGATGAGGTTGTTTGGCTGATCACCCTTCTAGCCAATCAATCGGTACTGGTCCATAACTTGCAGAATCCTTCAAAAAAGCGGGAGCTGCTTACTGAGGAGACCGTTGAGCTTCTCACCTCTCCCTTTGAGCTCGCGGAGTATAAAAACGCCATCATGGACGCCATGTATAAAGGAACGAAGCGCCATGTTGAAAGCGAGGATGAATCCTCAAAAAACGCACAGGTCGGGTAAGCGACGATGAGTTGTTTGCCCGACTAATATTTTATGGCGTATCCCTCCTTCATCGGTCTGAGCAGGAAGTTTGGCTGATGCCTATCGGGCATTTACTTGACCAGTGGGAGGTTTACAAGCAGTTCAACGGACTCGCTAAGGCAGCCCGTGAGTATTATATCGATGAAATCATACCAAACGGCATTTAAGGAGGTGATGGGAACATGGCGGACAACTTTGGCCTAAAAATAGGCGTCGAGGGTGAAAAAGAGTTCAAAAGGGCTCTTTCTGATATCAATCAGTCGTTCAAGGTGCTCGGCTCCGAGATGAAACTAGTCGAGTCTGAGTTCGGCAAAAACGAAAATAGCGTCCAGTCCCTCACCTCCAAGAATGAGGTTCTCACCAAGCAGATCGATGCCCAGAAGGACAAAATCGAAACCCTGCGTAAAGCACTGGAGAACGCATCCTCATCGTTTGGTGAAAACGACCGCCGAACTCAAGCCTGGGCAGTTCAGCTCAATAACGCCCAAGCCGAACTCAATGGTATGGAGCGTGAACTAAAGGGCAATGAAAAAGCCCTAGATAGCGTCGCCGACGAGTTTAATGCAGCGGAAAAACAAGCGGACCAGTTCGGCGATGAGCTTGATAAAACAGGAAAAGATGCTGATTTCGCTGGAGGAAAATTTGAAAAGCTGGGTTCCGTCGTCAAGGGTGTCGGGGCAGCTATGGGTGTTGCCTTCGCCGCTATCGGCACTGCTGCAATTGGGGCGGGCAAAGCACTTGTTGACATGACGGTAGAAGCAGCAGCTTATGCAGACGAGATGCTGACACAATCCACCGTCACCGGCATGTCCGTTGAAAGCTTGCAAGCCTACAGCTATGCCGCTGATCTTGTCGACGTTTCCATGGAAACCTTAACGGGGTCTATGGCTAAGCAGGTAAAATCAATGTCGAATGCCAGAGATGGCTCGGCAAAATTCGCTGATGCATATGCGAAGCTGGGCATATCCGTCGCAGACAGCAATGGACAGCTCAGGGACAGCGAGACGGTATATTGGGAAACTATTGATGCCCTTGGGAAAATCTCAAACGAGACCGAACGAGACGCTCTTGCTATGCAGATATTTGGAAAGAGTGCGCAAGAGCTAAATCCTCTGATTGCTCAAGGTAGTGCCGGGATCGCCGCACTAACCGAGGAAGCAAAGCGTATGGGCGCTGTCTTAAGCGAAGAAAGCATCGAAAAGCTCGGTGCATTTGATGATTCTGTCCAGAGACTGAAGCAGGGATCGGAAGCCGCACAGCGAGTGATGGGGACCGTACTTCTGCCACAGCTTCAAACCCTCGCCGATGATGGAGTTTCATTACTCGGAGACTTCACCGCCGGACTGGTTGAAGCTGGCGATGACTTTGACAAAATTAGCGAGGTTATTGGTAATACGGTAGGCGGTCTGGTGGACATGATTATGGAGAACCTCCCAAGGATCATTCAGGTTGGGATGGACATTGTCATGGCCATCGTAAGCTCAATAGTTGAAAACCTGCCAACGATCGTTGATTGTGCTTCCTCTATCGTCATGACGCTGCTTCAAGGTTTAATTGAGGCTCTGCCCGCTATCACAGAAGGCGCTCTGCAGCTTGTCCTTACACTTGTGCAAGGCATCATCGACAATTTGCCTGCCATCATTGAAGCCGCGATTCAGATGATCGTCACACTGGCTTTAGGTATTGCGGAAGCTCTCCCTGAACTGATCCCTTCCATCGTTGAGGCAATTCTCCTGATTGTTCAGGTGCTACTCGATAACATGGACAAAATCCTCGAGGCAGCCTTCGCAATTATCAAGGGCTTGGCAGAGGGATTACTGAACGCGCTACCAGAGCTGATTGCTGCGCTGCCTCAAATTATTACGAGCATCATCAATTTCATCACCAATAACCTACCCGCCATCATTTCCATGGGTATACAGCTTACCGTTCAACTTGCGGCAGGTCTCATCAAGGCCATACCACAGCTTGTTGCATCCTTACCCCAAATTATCTCAGCACTGGTCCTTGGACTAGGCAAAGCCGTAGGTGCTGTGTTTGAAATCGGCAAGAACATCGTTACCGGCC